GGTAAACCCTACCTACATAATTGACTTAGGTGATGGTGCTGATATGCGCTCTCTTAATACCTTTGATACACGTTACCCAGAGGCTATAGTTAGTCAGAACTACGAACAGGACATCAACTGCTACAATGAGGCAATGGATCGTCTACGGAAGAAACCTAGCGAAAGAAAATATAAGCGCCCATATTGGATTGCCTTTGAGGGGAACCATGAGAATAGAATCAAAAAGGCTATCGCACACGAACCAAGATTACAGGGAGACAAGTACGGGATTTCCTTCAGCCATCTTCAAACAGACCACTGGTTCGACGAATACCACGAATACACTAATAGCGCCCCCGCTATCTCTGACTATGATGGCGTTTCTTACGCTCACTTCTTTAGTAGTGGTAATTATGGTACAGCTATGTCTGGTTTACATCACGCTAATAGCTTACTCTCCAATCGTAATCACAGTTCTACTTGTGGGCATAGCCATAAACGTGATCTTAAGTTTAAAGATGGCGCACACCCTAATGGGATTATCGGTTTGGTTGCGGGTTGCTACAAAGGCTCAGAAGAAACGTGGGCTGGACAGGCAAATAGAGATTGGTGGAAAGGTTGTGTAATCAAGCGTGAGATTAGCAATGGTATGTATGAGCCTGAGTTTGTATCACTTAAGAGGTTAAAGGAAATGTATGGGTAAGCGTAGTGACTTTGAGAGGATACCAAGGGATTATTATCCTACACCAATAGAAGCTGTCGAGCCTCTTATAGCCCACCTACCATATGAGAAGTTTGATTTTGTAGAGCCTTGTGCTGGTGACGGAAGACTAATACACCACATACACGAACTAACAGGTGGTCTAGGGCAATGCTTATACGCTTGTGACATAGAACCTAGACACCCAGACATCAAGCAGATGGATGCTCTAGAGATAAGTTTTGGTAGCCAGTATAAGGTTATTGATCTCTGTATTACTAACCCACCGTGGGAAAGAAAGTTCTTACATGCTTTCATAGATCACTGGACAGAGATATGCCCAACTTGGCTGTTGTTTGATGCTGATTGGGCGCACACTAAACAGTCTGCTGCACTTATGACATATTGTACAAAGATCGTAAGTATAGGCAGAGTTAAATGGATTGAAGGTAGCAAGATGACAGGTAAAGACAACTGCGCTTGGTACTTATTCGATAAAGACAATAGAAACGCACACACAGAATTTTATGGAAGGTTGATGTAATGCTTACAGCGAAAGATATGAAAGATATGATTGATATGTACTCTCAGTTTGTAGAAGACAAGATGATCACTAAAGGTCGGGAGCGTCTGATTGAGAATGCTCTTGGACTTACTGGTGAAGCTGGTGAGGTGTCTGAGAAGATTAAGAAGCTGTTTCGTGACAACAGAATTGATGATGATGCAGTCTTAAGAGAATTAGGTGACGTACTGTTCTATACTGTAGCTCTATCTAATATCTTTGGTGGCAGCTTGATTAAGATCATTGAGTTGAACATGGAGAAGCTAAACGAGCGTGTAAAGAATGGTACACTACAAGGATCAGGTGACAACCGATGAGTAAGAAGAAGACTGGTATGTCATGGTTCTGGAGATATATGAATTATCTTGCGACATGGCGAAGCCACCGACTAGCAATTAAGCAACTTAATCAACTAACAGATAAAGAGCTTGCAGATATTGGAATAGCTAGGTCTGACATTGACCGTTTAGTTTGGTTAGAAGAAGATAAGACTATGAGAGCGAGAGGAAAAGCTGAAGATGAATAATTACCTACCAACTGACTACCAGACTTTTATTGCTAAGTCTCGCTACGCTAAGTATATCGACGGTGAGGGCCGTGAGGATTGGGGTGATACAGTAGAACGCTACATGGATAATGTGGTACGCCCTAAAGCTGGTAACGATTCTTATGTGAATCAACTACGGGATGCCATCTTAAACCTAGAGGTTATGCCCTCTATGCGAGCTATGATGACTGCTGGTCCAGCACTGGCCCGTGACAATACTGCTGGGTATAACTGTAGTTACTTGGCTGTAGATGACCCTAAAGCATTTGATGAGGCTATGTTCATCTTGTTGTGTGGTACAGGTGTAGGCTTCTCAGTAGAGCGACAGTTCATTCAGAAACTACCAGAGGTTCCTGAGCTATTTGAGAGCGACACAGTGATTGTTGTTAAAGATAGTAAAGAGGGTTGGGCTAAAGCCTTTAGGCAAGTCCTTGCGCTTCTCTGGGCTGGTGAGATCCCTAAGTGGGATGTATCTCGTGTACGTCCTGCTGGAGCTAGACTTAAGACCTTTGGTGGTAGAGCGTCTGGACCTGCACCTTTAGTTGAGTTATTTAACTTTGCAGTTACTACATTTAAGGCTGCACAAGGACGTAGATTATCCTCTATTGAGTGCCATGACCTTATGTGCTTTATCGGTCAGATTGTTGTAGTTGGCGGTGTTCGTCGTTCAGCTATGATTAGCCTGTCTAACCTGTCAGATGACCGTATGCGTCACGCTAAGTCAGGACAATGGTGGGAAACAGCAGCCCATCGTGCATTGGCTAACAACAGTGTGAGCTACACAGAGAAGCCTGACATGGAGACATTCATGCGGGAGTGGCAAGCCCTAGTAGAAAGTAAGTCAGGAGAGCGTGGTGTATTCAATCGTCAAGCAAGTAAAGTACAAGCTGCTAAGAATGGACGTAGAGACCCTAATTATGAGTTTGGTACTAACCCCTGTAGCGAAATTATCTTACGACCAAACCAGTTCTGTAACCTGACAGAGGTTGTAGTACGAGCTACAGATAATATTGATGATTTAGAGCGTAAGGTACGTCTAGCTACAATACTAGGCACTATCCAATCGTCTATGACTAAGTTTCCTTATCTACGAAAGATATGGAACAAGAACACAGAAGAGGAGAGATTACTAGGGGTGTCTTTAACAGGCATTATGGATAATAGACTAACTACCAGTCAAAATGCTGGTCTTGAGAAAACATTAGAAAGGTTAAAAGATGTTGCAATATCTACGAATGCTGAGTGGGCTGAACGCCTTAACATCCCTGTTGCTACTGCTATCAGTTGCGTTAAACCAAGTGGTACTGTCTCCCAACTTGTTGATTCTGCTAGTGGCATTCATGCTCGTCACAGCCCTTATTATGTTCGTACTGTGCGTGGAGATAACAAAGACCCGCTGACGAAGTTTATGATTGATAAGGGTGTACCTAACGAACCATGTGTGATGAAGGGCGACACAACTACAGTCTTTAGCTTTCCCATTAAGTCACCAGAAGGAGCAGTCACTAGGAACGATATGACAGCCGTAGAGCAGCTAGAGATGTGGTTGATATATCAAAGGTCATGGTGTGAGCATAAGCCCTCAGTGACCATCTCAGTACGTGATGAGGAATGGATGGAAGTAGGTGCATTTGTCTACAAACACTTTGATGAGATGTCAGGGGTGTCGTTCTTACCTCACTCAGATCATACTTATCAGCAAGCACCTTATCAGGACTGCACCAAGGAAGATTACGAAGAGTTGTTAGATATTATGCCAAAGTCTATCGACTGGTCTGAACTTTCAGAGTATGAGAATGAAGACAACACTGCTGGTAGTCAGACAATGGCTTGTAGTGGTGACACTTGTGAAATAGTAGATCTAACATGAGTGGGGTATACACATTAGTGGGGCGGGTTGACTGCCCTTACTGCTCTAAAGCTATGGGTCTACTAAGGGACAGTGGTATTGTAGTTCAGTATTACTCCCTTAATGATTCTAAATGGGTGCTTGACTTATTTAAAAAATCTGGTATGAAGACGGTTCCACAAATCTGGGATCGAGAGGGTAATTACATAGGTGGTTATTCAGAACTCAAAACTCATTTGAAAGGAGAATAAATGGCTAAGTGGGACTTAAGCAAGATGGAATCTGATAATGTAAATAGTCCACCACACTACGGACAAGGCACTATTGAGTGTATCAAATACATTGAGGACTTCTTAAGTAAGGATGAGTTTGTAGGATACCTACGAGGGAATATAGCTAAGTACCTTCATAGGTGGCGCTACAAGAATGGCTTAGAGGATCTTAAGAAGGCTGATTGGTATCTATCTAAACTCATACAGGTGGAGAGTAAGAAATGATAAGCCTAGATCAGTCAGTAGACTTAGTACACTTAGGTATTACACTCTACTTGGTCTGGAAGGTACATAAACTACAACAAGAAGTAGACTATGCTTACTTTACACTGAGTAACTTACTAAAGTCTTTAACCAGTACTTTTAAAGCAATGACACAATAGAAAAAGCCCCTGCGTCCAACTAAGGATACAGGGGCTTAAGTTTGTCTGGGGACAGTCTTTTGTTGTTATTATTTACCGAAGAATTTAGATACTGACCTAATTCCTATAGATGCTGATACGATCCCACCAAGGGAATACTGATACCACGTTGGCATAGTCTCAAGTGCTAGAAAACCAGCTTGCACTA